TGATGCTAAAGCAATCAGCCTAATTAATCAGTTATTAAAATATCGAGAATTATCTAAGCAACTTTCTACGTATGTGCAAGGTCTAAGTAAGCATATTATTGGAGACTTCATACATGGCAAGTTAAATCACACAGCAACCGTAACAGGTCGTTTGTCTTCAACTAGCCCTAATTTACAAAATATCAGTAATAACCCTATAAAACAAATCTTCACATCAAGGTTTAATGATGGGTTTATTGTTGAGGTTGACTTTAATCAACTTGAAGTTGTTGCTTTAGCACATGTTACTAGAGACAAGCAATTGATAGCTGACATTGGTGGTGGAGCAGACATTCACTCTGAATTGTACAAAGACATGTTTGGTAAGTATCCAACTAAAGAAGAACGTAAGCCATTCAAAGCTAGAACGTTTCAATTGATTTACGGTGCTGGAGCTAAAGCCATTAGCAAACAAGCAGGATGCAGCTTAGATGAAGCAAAGAAGTTTGTTGATGTTTTCTACACTCGCTACCCAAAAGTAGGAGAGTGGCATAAAAACTTTGCAGCAGAAGTAGAACACAATTCTACGTATTTAAGAGATGCAGATGGACTTCTTGAAAAGCTTAAGACGTATGTTTTAAAAACTGAAACAGGAAGAAAGTTTACATTTAAAGAGTACTACAGCGAAAGTTCTTGGTCTGCAAAGACTTACAATTTCAGCCCAACAGAATTAAAGAATTATCCTATCCAAGGTCTAGCAACTGGCGATATTGTCCCCATGATGTTGGGAATTATCTTTAAGAAGCTAGTCGGCAGAGAAGATGTAAAGATGGTCAACACAATACACGACTCATTGATGTTTGACGTTAAGAAAGAAGCAGTCGTTAACTTTATTTTGGAGATTACAGACACACTCAAAGAAACACATAAATACTTCAATGAGATATTTAAAACGCCATTGGCACTGAAGCTCAACGCAGGTGCATCGTATGGTATCAATTGGTTCAATATGGAAGAAGTTTAATATGGTAATGATGACAGGTGTAGTGGAAGCCGTATCCACTAAAGACGTAACGACTAAGTTTGGTGTCAAACCAACCTATTCGTTTAAGGTCAATGGAAACTGGATCAAGTGTGGGTTTAAGAATCCCAGTGTTGATGTTGGTTACACCGTTGATTTTGATGGTGTTACTGGTACGTATGGTGTAGAGACTAAAGCAGTCAACGTCACTAGTCGCACAGCAGCACCAATCCCAGAGACTACAGCAGCAAAAGTATCTCTTAAAACCTTTGGAGGTGGTGGAGGTTACAAAGAGAAGGTATTTCCCATTCCTGCTCTACACGGTGATCGTGCAATTGTTCGTCAGAACGCTCTAGCTCGTGCAACCGATCTTTATATCGCTGCAAGAGGTGCTAAACCCTTTGAGTTGGAAGAGTCTACCCTTGATGTAATCATTAAGTTTGCTCGTAAGTTTGAAGCTTACACAGCAGGTGATATTGATATGCAAGAAGCTATGGCAGAAAATATCGACGAGCAAGAAGTTCAGAAAGAAATGTTTTAAAAGGAGTTAGTTATGGAAGAAGTTAAACGTGGTCGTGGTCGTCCCCCTAAATCTAAGTTAGTTGAAGTGGCTGTTAAAGCACCTGTACAAAAAGATGCTTTGTTAAGTTTGGTTCAACGAAAGTTTATGGATGCCTACGGGTTTGAAACTACTGAAGCTCAATCAAGATATTTTCTTTTGTCTTTAGTAGCTCAGATAGAACTGTAAGTTTTGGAGTCGTTAAGCCAGCATTTGAGGATGGTGACGTACAAGGTTTTCTGGCTTTCCCTTGTACCTAGTTGAAGCTCAAATCAAGACTCCTCCTATTTTTAAAGGTAAGTATGAAATGTCTAATTGATGGTGACATCGTGGTGTACAGAGCCGCAGCATCAGCAGAAGATGAAGAGCAATGGGTAGCCCTAGCTAGAGCAGATCAGATGATGCAAGACATCATTGCTGACACAGGAGCTACCTCTTACAACGTGTATCTCACAGGCAGTGGAAATTTCCGCAGAGAGATAGCTCCCAGCTATAAAGCTAACCGACCTGATAGTAGACCCGCACATTGGTCAGCAGTACGAGAGTTCCTAGTAACACAGCACAAAGCTGTTATATGCGATGGATTTGAAGCTGATGACCAGTTGGGCATAGATCAAGACAAGACTCATAAATCAACAGTTATCTGTTCGATAGACAAAGACTTGCTTCAGATTCCAGGTAGGCACTACAACTTTGTTAAAAAAGTGTTCCAAGAAGTAACGCATGATGAAGGTATCAAAGCTTTGTACATGCAGAGCCTCATAGGAGATCGCAGTGACAACATCATTGGTGTTCAGGGTTTAGGCCCAGTTAAGGCAGCTAGAGCCTTAGACGAACTGCTTCCAGAGGAATACTACGACAAGTGCAGAGAGCTATACAACGACGATGAAAGGTATCACCTCAACATGAAGTTACTCTACATCTGGCAAAAGCCTAACGACCAATGGCAACCGCCCAACAGCCGCGAAGCGGAACCCACAGCATCCAATTCTTCCCCCCACGGGGAAGATTTGGCAACACAACCAACAACATAAGGCGGCAATGCCAAGACCTAAACGACATAACCCAGCAGGGTATAAAAGCGGATTGGAATCTAAGTTCCAAGCTGCTTGCGAAGCAAAAGGATGGAAACTTCCTTACGAGATGGACAAGATTAAATACACCATCCCTGAGAGCAAACATACCTACACACCAGACTTCACTGTTACTGAGAACGTTTACATAGAGACCAAAGGTTTATGGGCTGGTACTGATAGAAAGAAAGCAATTTTAATCAGAGACCAACATCCACACATCAAGATTCTCTATGTATTCCAACGTAACCAGATGTTGTCTAAAAAGAGTTCGACATCTTACTTAGATTGGGCTAACAAAAATAACCTGGATGCTTGTGTGTTTGCAAATACAGATCATTGGACAGACTACATCTTGAAGCACATCTAAAAACCATGACAATCAAACAGAGTAAACAAAGCAAGTACCAGTCTACAGAAGAACGACTTGCTAAAAAAGACTGGAGCAACAGAAAGAAAGACAGTAAACAAAAAGTGTTGTTGGATGCTAAACGTAAAGCATTCCAGTACAAAGATTATTTAAAGGAACAATGAAATGGAAAACAAAGAAATACTTTATAAAGTCACCATGTTGTGTACAACACAACCACCCTTTGCTCACCCAAGAATGATAGCCGGGACAGTGCATAGCCCTGCTTGGTGGAACACATTTAAGTATTGGTTAACAACTCGTCTAGCACCCGAAGGACTTGTTATTAAGAACATAGATATTGAGGAAATTGTATGAGCTACGCAGAAGTAGAGATGAAGATTGTCCAGTGGGCAGAAGCTAGAAAAATTGTTCCTAATAGCACCCCTGGTACACAACTTCTAAAGTGTATGAGTGAACTTGGAGAACTAGCAGATGCAACTATTAAAAGTGATATTAGTAACATCAAAGATGGTGTTGGAGATGTCATGGTGTGTTTGATTAATTACTGTGCTTTACAAGACATCAATCTTGTTGAGTGCATGTACTTAGCTTACGAAGAAATTAAAAATCGTAAGGGAACCCTTTTACCAAACGGAGTTTTTGTTAAGGAGTAATTCAAATGGCTTGCAATCAAAATTGCGATCAAGGAAGAACCTGTACTTGCAGAGAAGACCCAACGTTATGGATTGTTTTTGTAACAGGAGTATGGACACTGTTAACCATGTTGGGAATATTAAGTTTTGGGATGATGTGCCTCGGGTACTGGTGGTATAAAACATGAGCGCAGGTAGAGCAGGGCGAAAGCCCAACCCACCAAAGCCAGATGAGCCTTGGTACACAGTGCTGGCTAGGGCATTAGGGGTGTACAACTTTCCCGTGTCCAACCCCGCTAAAGAAACTAAACCACAAACTACATGGAGACACCAACTATGACCGGCTTTACGAGCAAGCGCCAGATGGCGCAGGATA